CAGTTTGGGCAACGGCCGATGCGTCTAACTCTTCTACTGTAACCCCAGTATCAGCAGCTAATTTTTCTAGTTTAGCTAATACTGTTTTGTTTTGTTCAGGAGATAGTTTAGTTAAGTCTAACTTACCTCTTGTAGCCGTTGCTATTTTGGCTAGGGCAGTACCCGCTTTAATGTTAGTTTGTGTAGTTAACGCTTCCTGATTAGCAGGTGAATTGTTATACAGCCCAGTAGTAAGAAAGTGGTTGTGCGCCTGTTCTTCTGTTATATCGTTTTGCTTTGCGTAGAACTCAGCATCAAAATCGGGGCTTAGATTGTTAACTGTAGCTTTGTTTATATCATTAAACTGTGGCTTTAGGGCTGTGTTTAGCTCTTGTTGGGTTTCAGTTAACTCATCAAACGACACTCCGTAAGCGTCTAACGCGGTCTGGTAGTCTGCTGCGGTGCTATCGTATACAGCGTTTAGTTCTGTAATCCTAGGCCCATACTCGTCAGTTACTAATTTAATAAACTTTTCGTTGTAATCAGTTGCAGCTTTCTCTGCTGCATTTAGTCTGGCTAGTTGATCGGAAGACATACGTGCTCTACCATCACTGCTAGTCAGTATGCTATTTTTTTTGTCTTGCAATCTGTTTAGTTCTACAGAACCAGCTTCTATTTTTTGTGATATCTCGTTAAGTTCTTCTACCGCACCGGAATGCTCGCCTACAATACGCTCTACTTCTCTACCCTGCACGTCTAACGCGCTAAGTTTACCTGTTGTCCTGTCCCATACTTCTGAAAAGTTTTCTTTAAAAGTACCGTCTGAAACGGCTTTTCGGGCACCCATTCCTACTTGCCTAGCTAGGCTTGTCATAAACGCTTCAGAGACATCACCTTCAGTCATTGCCACGTTTAGCGCATTCTGTACCGATGCAGTAATCATTCTAGTATTAAATATTGTATTGTCGCTACTTACATATTCACCTACCAAGTCAGACACTACTTTAGTAGTAACTACAGCAGACGAGATTATTCCCGCCATACGCCTTTCGTTAATCTCTCCAGTTACAAGCATGTCAGAAACACCTTGCTGAACCATGCTTCTAACTACCTTACCTACAGATTGAGCTTCGTTTCCCTGTGTATTAGGGTCGTCTTCTCTAAAGCCACCTAGTTCTTCTAGTTTGTCTAACGCGTTGTCAGTACGGTCATTAACCTCTCCAAGGATTCTACCAACTCCGGCATTCACACCCCCAGATATAAAAGCCTCTAAAGGGTCTTGGCCCGTTACAACTGCGGAAATAGCGTTTGTAGTACCTTCGGTTACTGCCTCAGTTACGAAAGAACCTACTGCCCCGTCTCCAAATACGTCTCCCACGCCTTCACCAAATTTTCCTGCTTTGTCCCCTACTACTTCTCCCATTTCACTAGCGACATATACAGTAGCTGCGGATTTAAGTGCGTCTCCTAGGCTACCGCCTTCTTCGTAGGTATCTGCGGCCTCTAACGTAGCCATTAAATGTACTTTTGTAGCGGGATCAACTGGAGCCATAATTATGGCTACTTCTAATAATGCTTTTACTGGGTCGTCAATAATGTCTTGTATTTGTGCTTCTGCCATCTTTATGACAGGCTGAAAGATTTCATCGTCAACCCAAGAACCTACTTCTTTTAAAGGCTGAAAGAGTTCGTCGTCAACCCAAGAACCTACACTTTTTATTGCTTTAACCGCAAAGGACATACTATGACTCCATCTCTGGTACTAACAAGTATACTATGTAGTCCTCACCATCTTCAGAAAGACCTAAATGTATGTCGCCTCCTGCGGGAGTTATTAGTTTTTTTAATTTTTTAAGTACGGGTATTATTTTTTCTCCGTACGATTTCTCAAACTGAACTACGTAGTTAGTTATGCCTTTATCTTGCAAGTGCCCTACATACTTCAACATATTGGCAACAAAATTTTCTGCTGTGTCTACGTTAAACACCCTGCCCATCATCTTAGCGCGGCCTTTACCACTATGCCCACCAAATACAGTATTACCGAACTGCACAACATCAGCGTTTTCAGAACTTAACTCAGCTACTACAGCCCCTAGAGCGGCTTGAGGGGGTATGTCTCCTGAACCGACTTGCTCAAGAAACCGTACAAGCACTTCAGCCATAGGAAGTTCTTTTTTCTTGCTGTCGTAAGTCTTCATACTTAGGTAATCTCTAGGATGCTAGCTACTACATGTAATCTATTAGCAGTGGCGGCAGTGACTTTTACTATCTCAGAAGTTTCTACTACTAGCGGAGCGTCTAATAACTCTACTGTAGCATTAGCGCCAATAGCTTTTGTTTTGAACAGGCTGAACACATCACTGCCGTTAGTTATTGTTATAGTGATAGTGTCTGCGTTACCAGAGTCTTCGGAAACCAATATAGACTTAAAAATACCTGTAGTTAGACTAGCTGCTGTATACAACGTAGTCACGCTAGTAGTAGTTAAGTCGAGTTTTGCATTTTTATAAGTATTAGCCATTAGCTTATAAACCAAGTAGCGGCTTCCGCCTGTTGATTGTATGTAGCGTTACGAAGCGCGTTGTCTAACTGATTAAAGTAAATACGTAGCACCTTGTTAAACTCTTCAAAATCTTGTGCGTTGTACTCTTTTGGAGGGTACGGCAGTGCTGGCGCACGAAACGGTACGTTATAACTAGTCTGGTCTATAGCCATTATCGTCTACCATCAGGTCGCATGTCAATTCTGGGGGTACCTAGCTGCCAAGTAACTCCTGTGGCGCTAGACTCTATTTTCATAGCCATTTGACGGCCTCGTACGCGAGTATACACCTCTCCTGTAAACTGCTCTACAGGTGTTGTAGCTGTCCTAGTAACAGCCGCAGAGTTTGCCCCACCCTCAGATAGCGGATTATTGTACCCAGAACCAGAGTTAGCCAGTGGGAGTAAAGACATCGTAGCACTAGGAGAGTTTACCGTAGACCCGTCAAAGCTAATATCAGGTAGTACTCGCCAAACAAACATAAACTGATGTCCATCATCAAGGTCAAACTGAGCAGACTCTATAAAGGCAGCTATAGGCGCTGTAGTGCCTGTCTCATTATCGTCAACGCCTTCTTCGTGGTCAACTAGGTTAAAGTTGTAAGTAGCTGCTAGGGGGTTGTTTCTAAGCCCTGAGTCTAACCAAGCAGAACGAGACAGAGTACCGTAGTACCAAACATCTTCTAAGTAATTATACACCACATACTTGTTTGCTACTGTAGAACTACCAGAGCAATAAAACCACCATACTTCATGGTATGACTCTATTGTGCCAGCAAATACCTGCGGGTACTGAGTAGTGTTAAAATCGTTAAATATGAACTTACGCAGGTCACATCGTAGGGGTTTAGTACGTCCATCGTACATGTAGAATTTGTCTTTACCCATCCAGTAAGCTACACCGTTTGCATAAGCTACAGCGTTCTGAGAGGCTACAGATATGTTCTCACCTACTAACTGTGCAGTCCACACGGCAGGAGCACCTACATACTGTAATGCGTACAGAGCAGAGTCCGTCCATACTAGTACTTCTTGGCGCGACTGTTTAGCAGCAATGATGTTAGTGCCGTTGGACAGTATTAAATCACCTGCTTGGTTAGTAGCAGAGGGTGTCCAGTTTGTAGCGTCTTCTTGGTCTGACCATCGTATAAGCATGGTGTTTAAAGTAGATGACCCTAACTCGTTACAGCCAAAGCAGAAAACAAAACGACTTATATCAGATACTAGTGTTAAGTTTTGGATAGTAGGTACGTTAGATGCTCCTGATACAGAAGACAGAGCTACACCACGTACAAATAGGCTGTTGGTTACGGACGCATCCCAGTAAAATAACTTGCCTCCACGAGGGCCAAATACAAGGTCTTCACCAAAGTTAGCTTGACTCCACTGACGTACTTCTTCTACTGACTCAGCGCCTATGCCCCAAGCTCCAAAACTCCAAGAAGATGCACCCCAGCCTGTTAAAGGAATAGCGAACGCAGGGCCAACATTTATCTGATATGCCGCAGTGACTGAGCTACCACCACCTGTAGCCCCGCTTGAAGCAGTTGAACCCGCAACGATGGTATAAGATGTTGCACTAGCAAAGTCTATAATCTGAAACTCAGCATTTAAATCTAACCCACCTACATCAGAACCGCCGCTAAAAGTAACAAAGTCACCTACTGTATATCCTCCAGTAGTATCAGTGACAACGACATTAGCTGAACCACTAGTAGTAACAAACGGGTTACTGCCAAGCGTAGCTGCTGGCTTGCGTAAAGGTGTTATGTCGTAGTAACCACCACCGTTCTCAAGATAAAACTTGAGGTTTGTGCCTAGTCCTACTAGGTTCTGACT